CGGCATCCGGTCGATGATCAGCGGCCACGGATTCACTCCAGGCTCGGATGACATCCCGGCGCGCACGGCCCTGGTCCGGCAGATGCTGCACATCCGCGGCGACGGGTCGACCAAGCTGAAGGTTTTGGAAGGCGCCTGCCCCAACCTTCTGCGCGAGATCAAGCGCTACCGCAAGAAGACGACGACGGTGAACGGCCAGGTCTACGTCACCGACGAACCGCAAAGCCGAGGCGAGGTTCACGCAGTCCAGACGCTGGAATACCTCTGCGCCTACGAACCGAAGTACCACGCACCACCCAAGAGCTTTGGCCCAGAGCCTTGGTGGGTGAAGTGGCTTGCCGACAAGAAACGTCGGAATGGGGGTGATGACCCCTGCATCATCCTTGGGCCTATGGGAAGTAATCGATGAGCGACTACAAGATGCCGGCTGCGGAACTGGGTGAGTTTGTCCTGTACTACCGCCATGAGGGGGCCGATCCGATCCCCGCCCTGGTGACGCAGGTTTCCTCACGGACCCTGACCCTCTGGGCCATCGCCCCCGGCTACGGCGGCAACGACAAGCCCAGCGTCCACCACCTGACCGACCCCGGGGTGAACGAGTTCCCGGCGTGGAAGGAGTACGGGTTTTGGGCGCACAAGCCGGCCAACCCAAAGCTCGCCATTCTCTCGGAGAAAGTGGCGCTTTTGGAGAAGAAGCTGGCCGACCTGGACGCCAGAAAGGCCAAGTGAGGCACTAACCAGTAGGAGTACCTCATGCCCCAAGACAGCCCCCTGCTGCCCATCGTCACTCGCTGGTTGCAGTGCATCCGCCAAGCCGAGAAGCACAAGCGTCCCTTCCAGGCCGACGCTGACGAGGCGATGCAGTTCTTCGCTGGTGACCCGGACTTCATGTGGCGCGACAAGTACGCCCGTGGAGAGCGGGGCTACAACAAGGGCATGAACCCGCCTGCGTTCCGCATGCAGGTCAACCGGGTTTGGGAGGCCGTCCGTCTTTTCACGGCGGTCATCCATCACCGGAACCCCAGTCGGACGGTCACGCCCAAGGACTATCCGATCATCGGCCCGGCGCTGCTGGGAATCTTCCCGCAGCAGCCGGTGCCCATGATGGGGCCAAATGGTCCCGTGATGGGGCCGGACGGCCAGCCGATGATGGCGCCCGACCCTGGCATGCAGATGTATCAGCAGGGCCTCATGCAGCAGAAGGCCATGCTGGACCGGCGGAAGGTGGTTTCCCAGTTGTTGGAGGACTACCTCAACTACACGCCCAACGAGCTGGACCTCAAGCGCAACTCGCGCAAGGTGGTGGAGGAGGCGTTCATCAAGGGCGCTGGCGTGTGGTGGCATGAGCTGTACCAGCCGCCCGGGTCTAACGTGAAGATGGCCGGCAGCTTCTACGACAGCATCGACAACCTGCTGTGGGATCCAGACGCGGATGAGTTTGAGGACATCCGCTGGGCGGCCCGCAAGCGCGTCCAGCCCATTGATGAGGTGGCGGCCAAGTTCGGCATCGACCGCAATGACCTCAAGGGCAACATCGAAAGCTACCAGTCCCGCACCGAGCAGGGCGACCGCGGCTATGAGTACCGCAAGAAGCTCGGGCAGACCAACGACCTCATCTGTTACTGGGAAATCTATTCCAAGACCGGCTTCGGGGATCGGCTCAAGGACGGCGACCAAGACCTGCGCGGCAAGTTCGATGCCCTTGGGGCGAACTGCTACATCGTCGTTGCCGAGGGCGTTGAGTACCCGCTGAACTGCCCGCCGTCCATGCTCCAAGAAGAGGTGGACGAGACGGGCATCCCGCAGCAGTTGTTCATGGCGGCCCAGTGGCCGATCCCATTCTGGGCCGAGCCGCACGGATGGCCGTTCACGTTGCTCGCCTGGCACGGCAAGCCGGGCTACTCCTGGCCCATCTCTCTGATTCGTCCAGGTATCGGAGAACTCAGATTCATTAATTGGGCGATGTCGTTCCTTGCGACTCGCATCGCCACGGCATCGCAGACGCTCATCGGCGTGGCTAAGTCTGCCGACCCGGACCTCAAGGCCAAGATCCTGGAGAAGGATGAGGGTGGCCTGAAGATCGTAGAAATCTCCGAGGCCATTGGTCGGTCGGTCAACGATGTCATCTCGGTGTTCAACATGCCCGGCGTAACGTCGGACATGTACAACATCATCTCCGAGGTGACCGCGCTCTTTGATCGTCGCGTCGGCTTGACCGAACTCATTTACGGCATGACCCGTTCGTCCATGAGGAGTGCCGCAGAGGCCCAGGTGAAGTCGGAGCAGATTTCGGTCAGGCCCGACGACTATGCAAATATCCTGGAGGACGCTCTCTCGGATGTCGCTCGCAAGGAAGCCCTCCTCGCGCGGTGGCTGATCGACCCGCAGGACGTTGCGCCGCTGCTTGGCCCTATGGCTGCGCAGGCGTGGCAGTTGCACGTTCGCAACGAAGACCCGGACGCAATCGTCCGCGAGTATTCGTACCGCGTGGAGGCTGGCTCGGCCCGCAAGCCGAACCTCGCCACCAAGACCGAGAACCTCAACAACCTGCTCCAGGTCACCATGCCTGTGGCGCAGGGCCTGCTGCAGGCCGGCAAGCCGGACTTGTTCAACAAGCTCCTGCAGGCGTGGGGCAAGGTCAACCAGATGGATGTGGAGGAGTACTTGGTGCCACCTCCGCCGCCACCTCCTCCAATGCCACCACAGGCTCCGCCAGGCAATCCTCCGCAGACACCTCCACCCCCGGGGCCGCAATGATTCCGTACGAAGTCCAGAAGGCCGGCGAGGCCGCCGTCGAAACCTACCAGCGCTCCATCAAGTCGGGCGCCAGCGAGAAGTTCGCGATCATGTGCGCCCTGCAGTGCCCTCCTGGCACCAAAGGCTCTGATCGGGCATTCATGGAGGGGCGCTACAACAACCAGCAGTTGGACGCCATGCCGGCCCGCCAGGCCAAGTACGTGGCGAAGGAAGCTCGGCAGGCTGGCATCAACATCTCGGGCAAGTATTACGTGGGTGGACTCGCGGACCATCGCGGCTGGCGCGACCCCAAGGCGTGGGTGTCCAGCAACGACGAGGTGCTGAAGGTCGCCCAGGAGCGGCGCATGGCCGTGAGCGGGAGCGTCAACTACGACCCCGGCCCTGCCCCTCCCAAGCGAAAGCTGATCAACGAGCGGATCGTCCGCGAGGAAGTGGCAAAGCAGAAGCGGCTCAACCCCGGAGCCAGGACTGAAGACCTGCGGGCGAAGGTCATAGAGAAGCATGCCTACCGCGCAAAGGGGAGGTAATGGCCGAACGGATTCAGATCCGGCGGGGAAGCAGCAGCGAATGGTCGACGCGCAATCCGATCTTGCTGCCCGGCGAGCTGGGCTGGGACACAACCAACAACGCGCTCAAGGCCGGAGACGGCGTGACGCGCTGGAACTCCCTGCCATACCTGCTGCAGACGATGTCAGTCCAGATCGCGCAGGCGACGGACGTTGAGCTGACGACGCTCTCAACAGGGGACGTTCTGCGGTACTACAACGGCAAGTGGCGGAACCACAACGAAAGCAATCTGGTTGACGGGGGGAACTACGGATGAGCAATGTCATACGCATAAAGAGAAGCACAAGCTCCTCGGCGCCCACTTCTCTCGCCAACGCGGAGCTGGCCTACTCAGAAGGATCGAACACGCTCTATATAGGCGTGGGCACTGGCGGGGCTGGCGGATCTGCAACCACCATCCAGGCCATCGCGGGTCCGGGGTACGTCGCTACGCTTGCCGGCGGAACGACGCAGACCATCAGCCGCAACACCACGTTCTCAGGCACTGTCTCTCTTGGCTCATCGGCTACGGCCACTACGCCGGCCACTAATGACGACAGCACGGCCGTGGCAACGACCGCCTGGGTGAAGGCGCAGGGATACGGCACCAGCAGCGCGTCTGGCACGGTATCTAGCGTGGCCCTGGCGCTGCCGAACATCTTCACGGTGTCTGGCTCGCCTGTGACGACAAGCGGCACGTTGACCGGAACGCTTGTCACGCAGAACGCCAACAAGGTGCTGGCTGGCCCGACGACAGGCTCGGATGCAACCCCGACCTTTCGCGCCCTGGTGGCCGGAGACATCCCGGACATCTCGGCAACCTACCTGACGACCAGCGCGGCGGCATCGACCTATCTCGCCCTGACTGGAGGGACGATCTCCAGCAACCTGACGATCCAGGGCAACTTGTCGGTCACCGGAACGACAACGACCGTGGACAGCACCACGGTCAACGTAGCCGACAAAAACATGGTTCTCGGTAACGTGGCCTCCCCGTCCGACACTACGGCTGACGGCGGCGGCATCACGCTCAAGGGAGCCACCGACAAGACGCTGAACTGGGTGGACTCCACGGACGCCTGGACCAGCAGCGAGCATTTCAATCTGGCGTCCGGCAAGGCGTACTACATCAACGGATCTAGCGTGTTGTCCGGCAGCACGCTTGGGTCGGGTGTCACCGCATCCAGCCTCACCTCCGTGGGGACTCTGACCAGCGGCTCGCTCGGCAGTGGGTTCACCACGGTGGCGGTGTCGCAGGGCGGCACCGGGGCCACAACCCTCACCGGAATCCTGAAGGGCAACGGCACCAGTGCGTTCACGGCGGCAACCGCAGGCACTGACTTTCTCTCACCCAGCAGCGACATTGACGGCGGCACATACCCCTAATGCCTCGCACCAATAAGATCATTATTCGGAGCGGCACAACTGCTCCAACGGCAAGCGACTTCGTCACGGGCGAGCCGGCCTGGGACAAGACGAACGGCAAGTTCTACATCAAGAACACCGCCGGGGCGATGGTTGAGATTGGTGCCGGAGGGGCAGGCGCGACCGAGATATACGAATACGCAACGACCGCCGACTTTCCGGCCACGGGATCGTCCGCAGTCTTGTACCTGGCGACCGATGCGTCTCGGGCGTACAGGTGGGCCGGGTCCACTAACAAGTACGTCGAAGTCGGCACGCTCTCCGCGAACACTCCAGCCGCCTCGCTTCAGTCGCTCGGCAACAGCGGCACCTCTAAGACGCTCGCGCCGACTGACCTCTATGGCGGCGTTTGCTCGCTGACTCTCACCGGAAACTGCACGGTGACAATGCCAGCCCTTGCGGCGGGGCAGCAGTTCACCCTGCTCCTGGTGCAAGACAGCACTGGCGGCAGGACGGCGACGTTCACAGATGTTCGCTGGCCCAGCAACACCGCGCCGACATTCACAACCACAAAGGGCGGAACCGACCTCGTCCGCTTTGTGTGCGATGGTACTTATTGGCTGGGTACAGTCTCTCAGGCCCATGCTACATACGCTGCTATCTCTGTTGAATATCTCGTAGTAGCTGGCGGTGGGGCAGGCGGATATGACTACGGAGGTGGTGGAGGTGGCGGGGGTGTTAGAACAGGTACTATGTCTCCGTCTGGCGCTGTTACAGTAACAGTCGGCAGCGGAGGGACTGCCAGCACCAACAACCAATCCGGCAGCGGTGGTAACAGTGTATTTTCCACCATTACCGCCACGGGTGGTGGCGGCGGCGGTCGCGGCGCAGCAACCAATGCCGGCGCTGACGGTGGCTCGGGCGGTGGTGCCGGCGGCAGGACATCCG